TAGGTTCGGCACCGTATATAGCGTGGTTGTTGTGGTTGCCGACGGGTCAAGTTGCCCCAGAACCTTTATGACATCAGCCATTGCTTGCACCCATCAACAAGAACTGGAACCGGCGCAGAGCCAGTGACGAGTCCTTGCTTGTCTTGTTTGTGTTGCCTTCTACAGTTGACGATATGTCTTGTAGCGATTGCTCTATTGTTCTGCGAGCAACCTGCTCGTTTTCTCGCTCATAATCTGGGCTGGCTACCGGCAATGTCGTGTATTTAGGCATAAGTATCTATTGCTCTTCCCTTGGTGGAATCAGTAGAAGGCGTTGTGTCAACAGATGTAGGTTGAAATTTGACCTTTGCAGATTCAGCAGGCATCTGAGCATCGTTTAAAGCGGTGGGGTTCATTGCAGGATTGGCCGCACCCGCAACAATACCAGTCGGCTTCTGCATCATGTTGGGCCAGTTAACACCGCCCACTTGTAAGGGATCGCTAGCCATGTGTCATCCTATCGGCGTCCATCTGTTCTGACATCAAATCGTAAATCACCCAGCGTCCAGCCATAACCTAGGCCGTTGCTAGATATCTTAATAATCATCTCACGAGTTCTGGCTCTAAGATGAAACTGTCCTGTTGTGCTGACTATTGTTGCTGTGTCTAACAGCGTTTCACTGCTCAACGGAAAATCCCTGCCCTTAACCTCAAGAGACAAGTCAACAGCCGCAGAGTTACCCCTAAAGGTAAAGTCAGGTATTACTCTCCGCACCGCCGCAAACTGCTCACCATCGCCCAAGCCAATGCCACCTGATGCAACAAACGCATTTAGGGGTTCGCCGTCAGCCGTATGGCCAATCTCATGTATATAAAGATAGTTGTCGCTGGTCAGGCTGTTTGACGCGGCAAGCGGGAACTCTTTGGTTGGCGCATGAATAAATGCCCCGCGATCCAGTGTGCCTATAGACCAGTTGTCTTCTTGGTAGTTGTATGTGACATAGTTTGTGATATCTGCGCTGGGGGTTCCCACCGGGTAATACCACGTTACCTCTGAGTCATCAGGGTTTGTTGTAGCGTATATCTTAAATCTCTGTTGAAACTGAAGATTGGAAAATACATGATCCAGCACAGAACAGGGCAGTCTTTGCACCGAACCACGATAAACATAGAACCCCTCTCTATCCATGAAGAACACAGAGTCAGCCGCCGCAACCCCAGCCTTGGGCGAGATCATGCTGACGTTCTCTGCCACCGGAGAGAATGAGTAAATAAACGGGGCACCCACAAAGCGCATGGCTTGGATGCCCACATCCGTAAATACCAGTATTTCCTGACGAGTCTTGATCGCCCCGACAATCGTTGTCCCCGTAGAGATAACCTGACCGCCAGCACTATTCGTTGCTGTTGGCGTCCAATCTACCGCGTTTTCTTGATCAGACCAGCGAATGAACAGCGGGTCTAGGGTTGACGACCCAATAGGGTTGCATCCAAAGCAGATAACGTGCCTGTCAATGTCAGACACCATGACCTGAAGCGCCTCAACGGGGGTGTCAGATGCGCCGCCCAAGGAGGACAGGGCAACCGCTCTGGTTGTCAGACCACTGCTCTCATCCCAGAAATAAACAGAGCTACCTCTGGGGTTTAATATAAGATCATCGCCAAATGCGTCCTGACTGTACAAACGTAGCTGATTTGACGAGGTAATTGCCACAGAGTCACCGAAAGTCCCAGAACCCCACGCACCCACACCCCAACCCGTGCTATCCACATAGAAGTTGGTGCCGGTGTTGATTTGATATGCGCCCACCGTGGAGCCGCCACTATTACCAGAATCGCTGGAGTTGGCTGTGACTGCCGCACCAGCGGTATCCTTCGCCGTAATGTTGTAGCTGTTGGCGTTGACAATGACGCCGATCTGATACTCCTGATTGAGTACAGCGGCTGTCACATTCCCACCCAAAGAGACCGCGCCAGAGTAGGTCACAAAGTCGCTCTCTACGGCTCCATGTGCTGTGTCAGTTACCACTAGCGTTGACGAGCCATTAGTCGCGGCAAACGTCACATCACCAGCGGAAGTGGTGGCCCTGATCGGAGTCACATCCGCTACCGTGCCGCCTGACTCCACATAGAACTTAAGGTTTGTACCAACGCCCAGATACTTGTCGCCACTAGCCGCACCCCAGTCAAACAGTGACCGCGCCACGCCTTTAATTGCCGCACTGACATACTTTTGCCAGCCGCCTATTGTCTCGACGCGGCCCTTTCTGAAGCGAATACGATCTGAATCAAACCAGCCAGAGTCAGCACTGTATTCGGTGCCTTCCTTATCTATGCCCGGTCTGAACTGTATCTTGGTAAGAGCCACTCAATACACCCACATTACTGGCGTCGATTGCCGTTTATCTACATGAACAAATGACTTGGCTACCCCTATCCCGTTAAACCCGTGCTCGATTGCCTTTTGGACGACGGCCATTCGTTCCACACCGTCACGCACCGCTATATCTGCGGCAATGCCGTGAGCGTGCATTCCGGGCTTCTTTTTCTTTACTTCCAAGCTATGACTGTTTGCTCTGTAGCCAGAGGTAATAATAAACGGAAACCCGCAAGACTCACGCAGTTCATCTAGCTCCATAATGAAGTCAAAGTCCATCTCATTCTCGCCTGTTTCTTGGCAATCAAAGTCAGACAGCTTGAAATACTTAAACTCTTTCATTCTTTCTTCCCAAGAAATAACCCAAATGCGCCAGTAAGGGCACCTGTCATCACTGACACCAGTGCCGCTTGCTCCGGATTGGGATCAGGCAAGGACATAAACCACTCGACAGTCCTGTACGTCATGGCAATCATGGCGAAAATCAGTATCCGTGGGATAATGCGCCATGCGTTGAGTTGCTCTGGCGTCATTTCTCTCTGGCTATCTTCTTAGTCTTCTCAAAGGTTCTAAGTCCACCCAGACCTAACATACCCAAAAGCACCGTCAACAGGCTTTCCATCTCAAATACAGGTAGCGGAGGGGCGTCCACACCAGCAAATGTAATAACAAAAATAGCAATAGGCTGGCCCACAAAATGCCAAGCCAAAGCAACGCCGCAAGTCCAGCCCACAAACGGCCTCCAGCCTGCGACAAACATTGATTTGTGTGCCGCTTCAGCCTTGTTAATTTCAATCTGGCCCTTCGCAAGCTCTTGGGCGTGTCGCTCTGACATCGTCGCAATGTCATGCGCGAGCTTCGCTCTTTCGTCCGCATCAGGTATAAACTTGTCAAGTAGCCCAGTAACTGGGCCAATTAGAGCTTGTAACATAACGCCTCCTTAGAATGTGGACAGTGCGACCCTCTTCCATGTGTTAGTTGCAACACAGACATATATGTAGCTTGTGTCATAAGCAATCTCGCCCTTTGTGCCTGACGCCGACGAACTGGCTGGAGTCTGACTGGTATCTATCCTGATGTTGTCACCAGTAGTGGCTAAAGCGTTAAACGTGCCTGCTCCGGGCGTGGACGCGCCTATGTTGGTGCCGTCAATGTTGCCTGCGTTAATGTCCACAGTAGGTAGTGTTGCTGTACCTGTAGTGCTGAGCGTGGTGAACGCGCCTGTGCTGGCAGAGCTGGCTCCAATTGGGGTGCCGTCTACAGCGCCGCCGTTGACATCAATTGAAGAAAATGAGGAAGATCCCGTCGAGGCTACGTTTCCTGTCACGTTCCCCGTCAAGTCGCCTGTTACGTTACCTGTAACATTGCCCGACACATTACCAGTAACATTACCCGATACTGCGCCAGTGACATTTCCGGTCACGTTGCCTGTTAGGTTGGCCGTCACCGCTGTTGCTAACAAGTTAACAAAAACCTGCGTAACCGTGGCACCCGACCCTGTGCCGCTAAACTTCAGCACCGCATCCTTGCCGTTAGCAAGCTCAAAGTCGTTTGAGGCGTTATATGTTCCTTGGAACAAAATAACAGATCGGCTTGACGACAGGCTATTACGAACAAACAAAATCTTCTCTGCGTCATTAGGCGTCAACCTGACATAGGCTGTGCCGCCAAGGTCGCCGCCATCGGTAAGCTCAATAAACTTGTTTCTACCGTTCGAGACAGCGCCGTCCGTGACGGGGATGTCTGTTGGCGAACCGGAGCTACCGGCGGAAGCTAGGGTCAACGACAGTATCCCGTTGACAGCCTGATCCAGAATGTCAAAGTTGGTATTGGTTGTGTCGCCCCATGTACCAGACTGATCGCCTGTTGCGATCTTTTCTATGCCTAGATTGGTCGTATATGTGCTAGTCATTTATGCCTCTACGCCGCTATCTCTGTCCAATTTGGGTCTTGATTCGGTATGATTTCGTTCCATGCCACCACAGATGCACCTGAAGTGGCTCCTGTTGCCGCAACACCTGTCACAAGAACGCTTATATTTCCAATTGCAGTAACAACACCGACCTGTCCCTGCGCTGAAACAGACCCAACTGCAACATTGATGCCTGCGCCTTCAGTGACAGTGACAGAGCCTACGCCGCCCGTTCCCGCTAACCCCGTGACCTCTACCTGACCTGTGGCCTCTACCGTGGCGGAGCCAACAGCCCCTGTACCCGCAACACCAGTGACAGAAACATTTGCTGGCCCTACAATCGTTACACTGCCGACATCACCTGCGGCGGCAACGCCCGTCACTGCGCCGCCAGTTCCTAGCGCGAACGATACTTTTAGAGCGGTGTTTGCTGGTGTAGCAAAAGACTCTTCTGCAAAGCCCACGCCACCAAAGAACCCGCCGCCTGCGCCTGTCGCGGTCATCGGCATAGTTGCCGAAACGCCAGTTACAGAAACATTTGTAGGTAGAGATGGCGCGACTGTGCCTACGCCACCTGTAGCCGCTACTCCAGTAACATTTACACCAATCGAAAAGAGTACCTGACCAACGCTTGCTGTTGCTTGTAGCCCAGTGACTACAGCATCTGCGGCTCCATTTACAGATACACTGCCAACGCCACTCGTAGCGGACAGCCCTGCAACTCCAACAGGCCCAGCATCAGTGTCTGAGCCAAAGGGGAAGGCTGAAAACGCACTTGTGCTTGGCATTATTTATCAGCCTTAGAGTCAATTTTTGCTTCGATTGTGTCCAGCTTATCAAAAATGCGTTGTATGTCCTGCCGAAACTCATCACGCCTAACGTAATCGCCAGCAACACGTACTTCTATACCGCTAACATTAGTCTCCAGTCTCCTAACAGAGTCCCATAGCGTCTTCACAAGCCAACCAAAGACACCAGCGCCGAGAGAGATAATGATGTTAATCATGCCCTGATCCATACACTCACCCTACCAGCTACTCTTCTAAATTAAGTGGGTTATCAAGAATCCTTTGTATGCGCTCTTCCAAGTCATCTCGCATAGCCCTTAGCTCATTATTTATTTCTCTAAGGCTGTCGTTGACCCTTTCTTCAAGAGCGTAAACGTCATCTCTCATCTCTCTGGTGGCTTCAGCCACTGTGTCATCGGTGCTTCTAGCAATTTTTTCTACAACATCTATATCAGTTTGTAGGCGGTCTAACTCTCTTTCTAGCGCCGTAATCAAAGAATCAACATTGCCTATCTTTGTGTCAATGACGGCTAAAGCCTCGTCATATTCGCTGAAGTCAGGTGAGACGTATTCCGTTATGGCCTGCTCTGCCGTCAGTAACCGCTGATACAGCTCAAATCCACCCCACATAGCGGCGAGAATGCTACCTAAAAGCGGTATTACGAGCAGTAACTTGCCGCCCGATATCTTTAGTCCCGCGAAATCTATCTCTGCCATTGGATGTCCACCAGATCATTAAATGCTTCTGATCCACCTAGCCTTAACACTCCGAAAGGATCAACCCGTGGTGCGTTTTTAGGGTAAACCTGAGTGTTTTCATAAAAATCCCCACGGTCAGACAAGTCTGCATCCTGATATTGGTCAAAGGCAGGATTGCTAGATATCAAAAACACCGCAACGCTTTGGTCTGTAAACCCGCCTGTGTCTGATAAAGTCTCCAACTGCTGATCCATGCTCTTGTCAATCTGCACCTCGCTCATGGTCTTCAGGGCTACCGTAGCTTTCTGCACCATCACCTGCTCTTGGATAGTTGGATCATCAATCTCAAAGCGGCTAAAGTCTGGCGGCTGTGCGCTCAAAAACTGCCCAACACTTTGACCTGACGCGATCGCATCATCGAAATCATCCTCAAACTGCTCTTGAGATGGCGGTGCAAAGTCAGCAGATGTCATAGAATTTAACTGTTGTAACGGTGTTTGCTGAGTCAATGTCTGTGCAATTTGAATTTCTTTTGCTCCAGAATCCCAATAATTAGCCCCGCCCACTTGATCGCTCGATTGGCCGTCCATTTGAAAAGTTTGTTGCATTGCTTGAGGCTGTTGTTGGCCTTGCGATGCCCTCGTTCTTTGATCTGGCTGTTGATTAGCAAGTGATAGCGCAATCCCCATCACATCAACCGCCGGCCTTACCACTGCCCGTACAGCCTCAGCCGCTGGCTCTACTCGCGTTTCCGAGGCAACGTCTATAGGGGCTACCTTTCTTTGCACAACAACTGGCCTTGGCTCAACAGCTTCTTGCGCTCTGACAGGCTCAGGGCGAGGCTCTCTTGTAACTCGAACGACCTCAGCCATAACCTCTTCGGAAGTTGCTTCTCTAGCTCGAAAAACGGGTGCAGGCTCTTTCTTGATTTCTAATAGATCTTCTGCGTCCTCAAACATAGGAGGCTCGCCCCTTATTTCAGTGCTGTCCTGAACAGAAGACTCACCCCGCATTTCCCGCTCGCTTTGAGCCAGAGGCTGACCTGACATTTGCGGCATATCTTGGGGAGGAGGCCCACCCTGTACCTGTGGGCGCCCTTGTGGGGGCGGAAATCCAAACATTTCCTCTTCTTGTTGAGTTTCTTGGTAGACCTGTTGAGGCTCGATATGTTTCATAACCCTCGGCCTTCCAGTAGCATCAGGCTCTTCTAAAAACAAAAAATCGTCGGCAGAATCTCCGAACACAGCATTAGTCGCCTGCTCCCCAAAGGTTGGGGGTTGAGGCTCTGGCTCTGGAATAAAGACTACCTGTTCTTCTGTGGCAACATTGTTTTCGTAACCCGCACAAGACGTATCGTTTTGAGGGTTTGAGCAGTCAGCGACAATAGCAATTCCCGTATTTATAGGAGTGTAGATGGCAATCACCGAGGGATTTCTAACCCTTGGCCCGTAGTATCCAGCCCAATATCCGCGATCTATCCCGTCTATTCTGAGGCTGACGGCCTCGTAAGAGCTAGCAAAATCGTAAACTTCAGCGCCACTAAAGGTCTGCCACTCTTGATTAAAGTCTTGCTGATTAAACACCTCTCGGACATCACTGTCCCCAGCTTCATTCCCAACCGCAAGAAAGGCTTGTATTTCGTCTTGAGTGCCATTGGGGTTGCCGCAGTAACCGCCAATAGAATTGTTGCAACCGTACAAGGCATCGAACGACCAGTTGAGGGTAAGAACCTGTAAGGGATTATAAGCGGGCAACACGCCTACTGCCGTTACCTGACCCGTCTGGAAGCTATATTGGTAACTGTTAGCTTCCGCCCTAAATAACACGTCGCCTACCGTTTGAGTGGCTGTAAGCAGGTTTTTTGAAGTTTCTGTCTGCCCATATCCCACAGAAGCGCAAAGCAGAATGACTATGCCAATAAGACCTTTCATATTACATTCGCCTCTCTGGCTCAGGCACTCGCTCTGGATAAGCCTCCCACAAAGCCCTAGCCTCGTCGCCTATCTGACCCTCAATCGGACAAGGCGTTCCAGCGTCCATCATTGACGACCAAACCCTGTAGTCCTGACACATGAGGCTTACAGCCGCCACTCGCATTCCCATGTCGTAAAGGGTTTTACTCAACTTGATCCTTTCGCAATTCTTATCTCGGATGGATTTACCTGTAGAAAATCCAAATATTTGAGTCTGGACTGCGCCAGAAATACCCGTTGTGCAAAGGTCTTGGCTGTAACTACTACCAATGCTCGGCGCTATTGCACTAGGCGGCGGAGAGTTTATATCCTGTGTAACCCTCTGAGTTGAGGTGCTAACAGAGTTGTTGTTGTTGTTGTTTACGTTGCTATTAGTCGAATTAACATCTGACGTAGACCTGCTTGTTTGGTCAATGGTTGTGTCAGAGGTCGTTAAACTAACACTGCTGTTAGTGCTGGAATTTTGATTAACATTGGTAGCAGTGCTCACTGAGGTGTTAGTGTTGGTGTTGTTATTGGTATTAACGCTGGTGCTGTTATTAACATTCGTGTTGGCGTTGGTGTTTGTTAGCAACCCCGTGTAATTAGTCGTATTAACATTCTGATTAAGGTTTACATTGCTCGCGTTAGAGGTCGAGTTAATTACTGACGTGTTTACATTTGTATTTGAATTTGTGTTGGTGCTTACATTAGTGTTCGTGGACTCACCCGTGTAGGTCGTCGTGTTCACGTTATTATTGTTGTTGGTGTTGTCACTGGTGCTTGTGCTTGTAGACGATGATGTTGTATCTATATTGGTTGTCGTCTCCTCTCCCAGCAGGAAAGCAGGCCACAACAAACACGCAGTGACAACCAGAAAGCGTTTCATTAATCTTAGCTATCGGGATCGACCCAGTCGGAATTTGCAACCCACTTAGGGTCTGCCGCTGGGTCGTAGGTGTAGCGATTGCCTGACCAGTTATCTGGAGCGTCCGTTACACTTTCAGTAAGCGTAGCGTTGCTAGAGTTAAGGTCGGCAATGTAAAAGTCTGGGGAGGACGGGTCGCCAACAGTAATTTTGTCAGAACCCATATCTACAGCCTTGCTGTCCTCAAGCAGATACTTGGACAGCTTAGTTGCGTTTTCGGTGATGGTTTTCATGTTTTAGCCCTTTACTAAGATTTCAGTGGATGAAACTGCTGTGCCTGCCGTGACAGATGGCGAGGCCGCTGTAGTGCCTATTGTACCGTCCGTCTGCACAAAATACGTTTGCCCTGCGGTCAAGCTAGTTTGTTTGTCGCTGACTGAGCCGCCTAGCTGAATCGTCGCTAGGCCGTTGTCGGTGCAATCGTTTTCCGCAAAGCCAATAAAGTTTTGGGAGGTCAAATTAGGCGCATCATGTGCAATTTGAAACACGTTAGAGCGAAACCTTCGTGTATTACCAGATCCATAACTCCTGTATCCAACACTCATAATTCCTAAATTGCTGTCATACGCCAAAGACACGTATTCATAACGAGGAGTTCCAGAGGTGTCTGCATCATCTACAGTAAAAGCAGTGGCAAAGCTAATACTCGTGCTCGAAACCGTTCCCACTCCCGCCTGTAATTCATCGTCTCCGGTTTGTTTACGGAATGCCACAACAACCTTTTCCGCCACTGAGTGATATTGCACAGAGGGATAACCGCAATCATTAGAGCTTACGGTTGCTACCGACCCAAAACCCACGCTAGTGCCTGAGATTGTCGCCATCACGGCCTTGCACTTACCGCTATCACTATTATCAATGAAACCAATAGCTACTTGATTGGTATTGGGATCGAAATCCGATGACACAGATCTTTCTCCGCTGGCGAGCGCACTTGTTCCATTGAATTGCGCGGGGGTGCCAAAACTGATGGATGTGCCCGATATTGTACCGACTGCGGCATATCCGTAATTGCTATCTCCGTGGTAGCTTATCAGCACTTTATCGGCATTGCTGTCGTATGAGACTGCTTGCCACTCAAATTTATTATTGCTGTTCATTATTGCGGTTGCAGAACCAAAACTAATACTGGTGCCACTAATTGCGCCAACGATGCCGTATCCGTAGCCACTTGTTCCCTTATACGCAATAACCACGTTACTACCGTCGGCAGAACCTATATCCGCATTACGTGTGTCTGCTGATTTAAAAACGACAGCAGTGCCAAAACTAATGTCAGTGCCAGATACCGTTCCTACGCGAGCCGTTCCGTAACCAGAGTTGTCACCATCTCTGTAGATAGCAACCACTTTGCCAGCAGAAGGGTTGAAGGTAACTCGTAAATTCTTGTTCGTTGATACAGCGTCGTCAATTGTCGCCGCAGTGCCAAAACTTATGCTAGTGCCTGATATTGTACCGACAAGAGCCACACCGGCATCAGTATTTTCGTCTTTGTAGACAAACACTGTTTTATTGTTAGTGCTGTCAAAGGTGCCGTCAACATCAATAGCTATATTAGTTTGAGGCTCTACATAAGAACCAGTGGCTTGAGCAACGGCCTCCAGTGCTACTTGAGCCACATCTCCGTCAGCCTCAATAATGCACGGCTTTCCAGCAGTGATAGCACCCTCTGCCGTCAACTGAACCGTGCTGGCGGGTACATTAAGCTGTCTGCCTATATAGCTCATATTAGCCCTTCACTATCAGTTTGGTTGAGGTGACAGCGGTGCCTGCGGTCACGCTGGGGGTATCTGCGGTGAGGCCAACTGTGCCGTCACCCTGCACAAAATAGGTTTGACCGGGGGTTAGGCTAGACTGTGTAGTGCTGACGCCACCCTTGACCAACACTGTCGCTGTTTCTGTGTCTGAAGCCGCGTACTCTGCGATGCCAATATAATTTTCGGAGGTAAGGTTAGTTACACCAGAAGCTATTTGAATAACACCCGCTTCACCCACTGAGCTAGTAGAGCCAACAAAAACAATCCACGGAAGGTCTGGAACACTCGTGCCGTTAAGGCCAGCCTTATCATCGTAAACCAACGCCTTAATTTGAGTTTCCGCTTTGTCTATAGTTATGTTTGTTCCTGACGAGGCGCTACTTGTACTAACAACCTGATATTGTCCGTAGTTGGTACTACTGTCGGTGTACGCTAGTAAAAACTTTTTGGCGGTTGCGCTATAGATAACAGCTAGTGGATGGTCGGTAAGACTTCCAAATTCAAAAACTAGCTCACTGCCTGCGCTAACACTTGTACCGCTCACAGTTAAGGCGATCAGCGTTCCTCGATTACTATTACCCCCATCAGCATAAGTAACCAATACTTTTTGAGTAATAGGGTCGTAGTCTGCACACCGACCATTCTGACCCAGATAAGTGGTAGCACTGTTAAAAACCACCTCTGAACCAAAGCTGATATCTGTTCCGGCAACGGCTCCCACAACAGCCGTGCCGTAATTGCTGTTGCCATGATCTTGGTAGACAATTACAACCTGCTCAGTAGTAGAGTCATACACTGCACAAAGAGCTTCGTAACTGGCTCCACTGTTAAACGTCACAGCCGTTCCCAGACTAATGCTTGTGCCAGATACTGTTCCTACTCTGGCCTTCCCTCCTGCCCCATCGTGATAAAATCCAATGACTACTTTTTGAGCCTTGGAATCGTATACGATAGAAAAATCTGAGCATTGAGCCGATTGAAGCGTGACAGCAGTACCAAAACTAATGCTTGTTCCTGATACCTGACCAACTACCACCTTGCCGTGATTCGAACTATTACCATCCCTATAAGCTATCACTATTCTTTCTGCGCTGGCATCGTATGCCGCCGATATGTATCGTGCGTTTCCAGAAAGAAAGGTGACCGGCGTTCCAAAAGAAATTGACCCATCTGTAAGATTCACTGTCCCAACAACAGCCGCTCCTGTTACAGAAGGGCTGGCGGTCTTGTAGGCCACAACAATTTTTCCGGACGCTACATCGTATGCAACCGCAGGATAGTCAGTATTGTCATTATGGAACTGCGTCCCTGTATTCAATACGGAATCGGAAAAAGCAGTCTCCGCTACCTGCGTCACATCCCCATCAGCTTCAACAATCAAAGGCTTTCCTGCGGTGATTGCACCACTGGCTTTAGCTTTAAATCTTCTTGGTAGCGTATTGCCTATAGTCTTCATTCTTTCACCACCAGTTCAGTAGCGGATATGGCTGTGCCAGCTAGCACAGAAGGATTTCCTGCTGTGGTGCTAAGAGTGCCATCGCCTTGAACAAAGTATTGCTGACCTGCCGTCAGGCCGGTCTGATTGCGGTCTATACAGCCGACTATGCCAATCGTGGAATCTTCGTTGTCAGCGTAGGTGTCGGCGGCAATGCCTATATAGTTTTCTGAGGTCAAGTTGCTTACTGCGTATCTGAATGCTACAGCAGTACCGTAATTAGAATTTCCGCTGTCTCGATAAGCTACAACTGTCGCGCTTGCATTAGAATCAAAGGTTGATGAAACTTCACCCGTTTCTCCTGATTCATACTGCACGGCAGATTCAAAACTAATAGAAGTACCACTTACCGCGCCAACAACAAGCCGTCCATCAGAATTAGTATTACTGTCAAAAGATACAATGACTTTATTGTTGGCGCTATCGAATACTATTCCGTGATAAGTTCCAACTGAACCACTGTCTGCGACAACGGGGGTGCCGAACGAAATGCTTGTGCCGCTAACAGTGCCAACAACCGTCATTAAAGTAAGGTCACTGTTGTTTTTGTACACACAAACTACTTTATTGCTATTGCTATCAAAGGCGGCTCTTGGGTTTGCTGAACTAACACTTTGGAAAACAGTCTCCGATCCAAATGAAATACTTGTTCCGCTAACCGTGCCGACGATTCCAGTACCGTAGTTAGAATTTCCACCATCTCTATACACTATAACCACCTTGTTGGAATTAGAGTCAAAGGTGATGCCTGACCCATATAAAGCGCCAGTATTAAAGGTAGTTTCTGAGCCAAAGCTAATAGACGTTCCACTTACCGTCCCTACAATAGCCTTACCATAGTTTGAATTATTTTCGTCGGCATAAGCTATAACAACTTTATTGTTGGAGCTGTCAAACGTGATACTAATCTCGTTAGTTTCGCCGTCCTCAAAGACTTCCTCTGAACCAAAGGATATGCTCGTCCCGCTAACAGTGCCGACAATGGCAGTTCCCCTGTTTGAGTTCCCAGTATCTCTATACGCAACCACTACTTTATTGGCGTTAGAATCAAAGGTGGCTTCGTTGTATGAAGAATTAGCACTGTTATAAACAACAGGCGTCCCAAAAGATATGGCGGAGCCGCTTACAGTTCCAACAACAGCAGTACCGTAACTAGAGTTACCGTCGTCTCTGTAAACTATGACTATCTTGTTATTAGATGAATCAAAAGTAGACCCCGTGAAAGATACAGTTGCTGATTCAAAAACTGCGGGAGTGCCTAAATCTTGTCCGCCCCCACTGGCGTTTATAAGCGTTACATCACCATCAGCTTCAACAATGACGGGTTTTCCCGCCGTGATCGCGCCTTCCGCAGTGGCGGTGTAGTAGGCATCAATAATGTTGGGGTCTTTACCAATAAACCTCATGGCTCAGGCTCAGCTTATTTCTTCGTAACTAACAAAGACCTTGAGATCGTTTGCGGCACTGGCTTGCGCTCCAATGCTCCGATCTTCCTCTAGGTACAGAGAGGTATTCTTGTCGATCACTACAAGCGTTGAGTCCTGCGGCACAGAAACCGTTTTGACAATCTCTGTAGCAGTGCCGCCAATATCGTCTTGGCTGTAGTAACTGACTGTAATGTCCGCCGCCACAGAACCGTCTACATTTGCGACAGTAAGGCTATTTATCTTAAACACCTTGCTAGAGCTTGCGGCATTAGACACCACAGCAGTGGCGTTAGTGTCGGTCAAGCTCACCACTGCGGACTTGCCTGTAATCGTGGCGACATTGACAATGTTTGGTGCGGCCATTTTCTATCTCCTATCCAAATACAATAGCCATCGCAATGGCTTTGCCTGTGTTGATGCCTGCGGCTCCAAATGACAACTTACCAGAACCATCGGTCAATAAAGCCTGACCGCTTGTTCCGTCTGCATTAGGAAGCTCTAGACTGTAGGTTGCAGAGGCGCTATGCGGCGGCCCTTTTAGGGTTACGCCGTGAGAGTTGGACTCACAGTTAAACCTAATGGCACCAGCATTGGTATTACCGTATAGCTCGGTAAAGCCGGTTCCATTTGGAAATAGCTGTATATTACCGTTGGTGTCTGTGGATTTAATCGCATTGGTGTTGATCTGAAGGTTCTCAATCGACACTATGCCATCTGCGTCTTCAAATACTGACTTGTCAGCAGGATATGTCAGGATGACATCCTTGGTTCCTGCGGAAAAGTTAACTGCACTGTTGCTATTGGAACTCGACAGCACCGTTGTACGGGTTATCGTGTTACCGCTACTAGCATACGTGCCAAGACCAACCTCAAAAGCAAGGTTGTTGTTGTCGACAATCGCGTAATAGGTTGTGTCGGCATTAGACAAAACAGAAGCAAAGGTACGAAAGTTAGGCTCCGCACCACCAAGAGAAACTGCTCCAGTGCCCGTTGTTGTCGTGGTTTCTTTTACGCGATCCGCTACGACCAAGGCCATGACTAGGCAATCCTGATAATGGCGTTAGAGGCATCCGGTGTGGGAAACACAATAGTGAAGTCACCAGCACTGGACGACTTGTCAGAGCCAAAGTCCAACACCAAAACGGTATCTGTAGTACTAGAGCCACCGCTAGTTGTCGTATTGTATATAAGTGCTCCACGCGCCGTTAGCGTACTGCTGGAGAACGTGAGGTCGACAAAATCCGTGAGGGCTGTGGTTCCAGACAGGGTTGGGGTCACATTGGTCAGTGTTCCACCGCCTGCTGAGTAACCTGTTCCACTAATTTCATTGCCCGTTGTATATGCAGTAGTTGCCGCATCAAAACTGGCTGAATTGGTATACATCGCCAGCTTGAACGTGTGAGCACCGTTTGTAAAATTGTGAGCGCCAACAAGCAGTTCCTGCTTAAAGGATGAACACATGAAGTTTCCGCTAAAAGCCATATCACATTCTCCTGATAAGTTCGGCTAAATCTTTTTGCCCTGCATCAAGAAGGGCGTTATACACTGTGGTTCGGTCGCTGTTTGCGGCCTCTTTCATGTAGAAAACAAGAACCGCTCTAATGTGATCCTTGAATGCCTGCGCCTGTGCCTGTACCTCTGGCAACGCAGTATCAGCTACCGAGACGATCTTATCTAAACACCTCTCAGCAATCTCCTCTGGGGTAAACCCCCTGTTCTGTGTGGTGTGTACACTAACGCTACCCACCTCAAAGCCACCGCTAACACCAATCATGCTCTGGCTTTCCTTACTTCACCCGATCTATAGCTGTCTGTTGTGCTGTAGCCTTCGCCCAACTGCTCCAGATTAGCCAGTGCCTCCATATACCTTTGGGTATACATCTGCATCAGGTCGGGGTCACCCTTTAAAAAGGTGTACGCCTCAACAAGACAGCCATACAGAAGCGTAGACTCTGCATTGGTGCCAAGCCAGCTTGTGCCGTCTACAGATGCGGTAATTGAGGTGGGCTTGTGAAAATAGTGCAGTTCTGCGTCATAAGCAGAATTGGGTGTGGGGCCGAGAATAAACGCGGTGCGGCTAAAGATGCCGTAGTACTTGGGCGCTCCCTGTGTTCCTGTTAGCGGGTACGCCTGACGTATAAAGTTTACATCTTTAAACATCAGATACTCAAAGCCAGAGTTTTCGATGGCTAGCGAGTAAGGTGTCAAAAAGTCTGTAGGCATGATGAGGTACTGGTTACCGCTTGCCACAGACCCTGAAACATTCTTGCGGAAGTCAGGCAGTTGCACGGCTTTAAGAATCTTGTCCTCTGCCTGCGTAATAATCGTTGTCAGATTATTAACAAAAGTTGTTTCGTTTGACTCCGTATAGTCTTGAATAGCCTGCTTGAGAGTCGTAAAAGTAAACGCCATTAAGATGTCTCCACGGTTACGCGCCCAACAGCACCTGCCATATCAAGGCCGACAGTCTGGCTTCCAAGAGCCGTATTGCCTCCCCCGACAGGATCAAACGCAGACAGTGCGCGACTTTCAGTAAGGCTGTCATCAGGTCGCGGAAATCGTAACGCTTGCGGGTCGCTTGCATTGACATCTCCTAGCTTCAACTGTGGTTGATCTTGATCTACAACGTCTCTGCCTACCAGCAGTCCGTTCCATCGACCATCCTCAATCTGCCTAACCAAGTCACGCAGAGGGTATCTAAACCCTGTCCGATCACAAAAGCCAAAGG